TTCTAAATTAAAATCCCGTACAACATATGGAATAACATTTGAGCCAACTGCAACAGGAATAAAAATAACAGGTACGGCACAAGATGTTTATGCTTATGGTGGAAGTGTAAGTGTTGAATTAAAAAAAGGAAAAACATATATGTTATATGGAAATAACGCAGGTAATACTTTCAAACTAGAATTAAGAAAAGGTAGTACAATTATCACAACTATAAAAACATCAGGAGATAAAGTTACATTTACTCCAAGTGACAATATAAATATTGTTACATTTGTACTAGAAGGTATATCAAAAGGAACAACTTACAACTATGAAATAAATAATTTACAAATAGAACAAGGGTCAAAAAATACATCATACGAAGCTTACATAGAACCAAAGTTATCTGTCAGAAACTCAAATGGAGTGTATGAAGAGTTTGCAAAGAAGAGTGAAGAAGTATATTCAACAGAAGAACAGAGAATTGGAACTTGGATAGATGGAAAACCATTGTATAGAATAATTAAAGAATGTGATGTGTCTGCAAAAGAAACACAATCAAATGATATATCAAGTATACCCTATGATACGATATTTATAAATTTGGGCAAGTCTTTTAATAGATGGGTTGATAATTCATCTGCGTCCATAGTGTGGAATACAAGTGATAATGATAAGGGAAATGTTTGGATAAATTATGAAAAAAAATTAAATATATTAAACAGTTCTAATGCTGCTAGACATTATTGGATAACATTAGAATACACGAAAACTACAGATTAGGAGGAAGTTATGAAAATAAAAAAGAAAAACACAACAATACCGATAAATGGCAAAATAGTAGATACAGAAAATGTGGAAGATAAAACAAGTAATGCACCAAGTATGAGATTAACAGAAGAGATGATAAAAGAAAAATATTCAACAGAAGAGCAAGTTATTGGTACTTGGATTGATGGAAAACCGCTTTATAGAAAAGTAATTGAAATGGGAAATATGACAAAAGAAGATTATAAAATTAAAGCACACAATATTCAGAATATAAAATATGCAAGAATAGTAGATGTTGTAATGCAAAGAGGAACTCAAAGTAGTAGTAACTTCCAATTATTTTCAGTTGGAAATGTTGGAGGAAAATATAATGATACACAAGTTGGATTTGATACATACATGGATACAAGCAATATATATGTATATTGTACTGGAGATAGAACATTATTTGTTGGGACAGCAATTATTGAATATACAAAAACAACAGATTAGGAGGTAAACAATGAAAGCAAGAGACTCAAAAGGAGAATTAAAAGAATTAGTAATAAAAGCAAATGATAGTATACCAGCTGGTTCAGTCATAGACTTTGAGGGAGATGTAGTGCCAGAGGGGTATGAACAGGTTGAAGATAACAAAATTATATTATATGAAAATCAAGATGGAAATAATGGATATGAAATAGAATTACTTGATACGGTTGAAAAATGTGTAGAGGTAGAGATATATGGAATTGGAGATAATAATATAAGAATATACCAAAAAATTCAAAATCCAAATCAAGCTACATTTGAAATGTCAGTCGAAGTCATGTATCAAGGCACAGAATATATATCAAAAGCACTTTGTGGTATAAATGATAAAAAATTTTATAAATATCAAGACAGAGAATATAAAATTAATATTAGTTCATCAAATAATAGAGAAGTTAATCTTGGTAACTGGTTGAAAATAACAAAAATAGTTGGAAAAAAGGTATAAAAGTTAAAGAAATCGTTAAGGAGGAAAAGTAATGCAAGAAATAGATTTAAAAGTAGCACACTTAGAAGAGCGAGAAAAGTCCAATACAAAAAGAATAGATGTACTTGAAAATAAAGTAGAAAATATATATGACTTAACATTAAGTGTAAGAGAAATAGCAACAGAAATGAAAGCAATGAGAGAAGAACAAAACAAAATGAATGAACGCTTAAAAATAATAGAAGAAAAGCCAATTAAGGACTATGAAGATACTAAAAAACAAGTAAAAGGCAAAGTAATTTCTTTTGTGACTGGAATAATATTAACAGCAATAGCTTTTGCATTAGGGCTAAGCAAATTTATGTAGGAGGTGAACTAATATGGAAAAATTAAAAACAATAGCAAAATACTTAACAAATATATTAGCAATAGTAAGTGCATTAGTAGCAGGAATAAATGCAGTAGATGGAATAACAATACCATATGCAATACAAATAGTACAAGTTATTGCAGTAGTACAAGGAGTTATTGGAACATATTTGTTAGGGCAAAAAGCAATAAGTAATAAGGAGGAATAGTTATGGAAGATGAAATTGTAGAAACAATGGAACTTGCAGAAGAAGATACAAGAGGGGAGGCAAACGAATAATGAATATAGAAGATAGACTATTAACAATAAATCCATATTCAAGAAGTGGAGAAAAACAAAATAAAATTGAAAAAATTGTAGTTCATTGGGTTGGAAATGCAGGAAGTTCAGCATTAGGCAATAGAAACTATTTTGAAAGTTTAGCAACATCACATAAGACATATGCTTCATCTCATTATATAATCGGTTTAAATGGTGAAATAATAAGATGCATACCAGAAAATGAAGTTGCTTTCCATAGTGGTAGTTATTCAATGAATAGAAAGTCAATTGGAATAGAAGATTGTCACCCAGATTGGGAAGGAAAATTTAATGACAATACATATAACAGTTTAGTAGAGTTATGTGCAGATATATGCAAAAGATATAATTTAGGCATAGATGCAATTATAAGACATTATGATGTAACAGGAAAAGAATGTCCAAGATACTATGTAAGAAATGAACAAGAATGGATTAAATTCAAAAATGATGTAGCAAATAAAATAGGACAAGCTACAACTACAGTAGCAATACCAAAAGTTGAAGGGAGTGATGAACCAGTGAGAAGATATAAAAACGGTTCAACAAAAGAAATTATATATGCAGATACAAGCTTAACAAAAGTAATAGGAAGTTTAAGCCCATACGAAGAATGTGATTGTTTTGGAATATTTAATGGAAGACCAATTGTAAGATATAATGTTTCTGGAACAGGTAATTATAAAATAGGATTTGCTAAATGGCTTGGAGGAGTGAAATAATAAAAAATAGTATAAAGGGGCTGTAAAGCTCCTTTCGTTTGGCGGGAATTTTCGGATTTTCACCGAGGTCTTATGTATAAAACGATATCTTAACCACCGTTAGTTTGCTCAACACACCATTCCCATATATATATAACTAAGACCTTTGTTATTGCTTTTCTTCATATTACATTCCTCCTTTGATTTCAACCAATTTACTATCCTTTCTATTATTTTTAGCAGAAATTCTATAAACATTGGAATAGGATCAATTTTCAACAGAATAATATATAAAACAAACTCAACTATTTTTAAGATATCAATTTTTATCTTTGTTACATTTATTTTATAATATTGTTTTTTTATTGTCAATATTAATTAAAAAAATAAATTGAAAAAATAAATTTTACACTTGATTTGAGGTACAACTATATTAATCAAAAAATAAAACGGCTTAAAATTGATTTTGAAGAGCCAATTTTGCTGAAATATCAACGAAAAATAAAGTTTTGAAAAAAGTATTGATTTATAAAATTTTATAAGATATAATATACAAAAATGTGGTAATAATAAATATAAAAAAACATAATATTAAAAGGAGGGATTTATATGAGCAAAATAAAAGAAAATTTAGAAGAATTAACATCAAGAATATTAGTAAATAATGATATGTATAATATCCCTGTTGACCCAGTAAAAATTGCAAAAACATATGATATAGAAGTATATCAAGGTGAATTAGATAACAAAATAGCAGGTGCAATAAGATATTACAAAGAAAAAGATAAATTTGAAATACTTGTAAATAAAAAAGACCCAATGGTAAAGAAACGTTTTACTATTGCAGAGGAATTAGGATATTATATATTATATGAAGAAAAATTGAAGAGAGAGGAAATACATGTTAATTTAATAGACAAAACAATCAATGAAGAAGAAAAAGAAGTAGAATATTTTGCAGGAGCTCTACTTGTTAATAAAACTCTATTGGAAAACGTTTATAATTCAAATAGTAAAATATTAGAATTAGCACAATTATTTAAAGTGTCAATATCTTCAATGACTTTAAGACTTAATGTATTAGGATTATTATAGTGGCACAAAAAGTAAATATTCCTGCAGAAGAAACAAAAGAAAATATAAAGAAATTATTTGATTCAAAAGATAAGGTAACAAAGATAAATGAAAATAACAATGAAAAGATAATACCTATAAATGAAATAAATAAAAAGTGGGATATGAATGATAGAATAATTGATTTATTTATAAAAAATATAGGAACAGACCAAGATTTAAGGCAAAAATATGCTGTTATTTTAATAGTAATATTATCAATTGAATTAATTGCATTAATACTTATATTTGTATTAAAAGGACTAAATATTCTTGATTATTCAGATTCAACATTTAATTTGTTTATAACAGGAGGAATAGCGGAAGTTTTTGTATTGGTAAGAGTTATAGTTAAGTATTTATTTAAAGATAATCTTACAAATGCGCTAAATATAATTTTAGAAAATAATAATCCTATTAAACGATATACAAATAATTATAATAAAAATAAGATAAAGAATAAGGATAAAGATACAGGAAAAGAGAACTAGCAATAGTTCTTTTTTCTATCTGACACCGTTCGACACACAAAACAAAAAATATATGCTATAATAATTATAGTCATTATATGAAAAATAGATTAGACCCAATATGAACTATACCAAGTTCATATTGGGACTTTTCTTTTGAATAAAAATACCAAAAATGTAGAAACTACTACTGAGGTGTTTTTATGACAGTAGAATTAAAAATAAAAGAAATTCGTGAGCAGATGGGAATATCATTAAGAGATTTATCAGAAGAAACAGGAATAGAAAGACATAGATTATCAGAAATAGAAGATAATGTAGATAAAATACTATTTATAGAAATGTTAGTAATAGCAGAAAATTTGGGTAAAAAAATAACAGACTTATACAGTACTGGAAACATAGAGCTACAATAGATGTAGCTCTTTTTAGTGTAAAACCCAAAATTCGACAAAAAATGACTTTCATAAAAGAAAATACTGGTTTCATAAAATATTTTTAGTTCTTTATAAAATATAATATACAATAACTATATCAAAAGAGCTCGGATGAAATAAAGTATATTGGAGAAAGAAAAATGAAAGTTGTCGAAGAAAATGATGAAAAAATATTTACAAAAAAAGAAAAAAATATTATAATAACTAAAGTTTACAACCTCTTGAAAGTGAATTATAAATCAATTTACGAAAGAGAGGGATTGTTTATGTATAATGATAAAGTATTAGCAGAAGCAAAAAAAATAAGCAAAAAATACAATAAAAAAGAAAAAGTAATTTTAGAAATGTTTGAAATAGGAGAAAATAATGGGTATAGTGTCGATGAAATAAAAACAATGATAGAAGAATTTGAAAATAATGATAATTGTTATTAATTTGTTATTAACCTATTAATTTTCACAAGAATAGAGCTAATTTCTAAAAACAGTAAAAACATTGAAATATCAGTATAAATAAGAGAAATACATACTTAGAAGAATTTTTAAAAAACAAAGCCGATGATTATACCAATTATAATGGAGGTTTAATTCGGAGGGAAAAAGGAGAAATAAATATGGATTATAAAGATTTAGCAAACTTAATATTTCCAGATGCAAAGGAAATATCATATTATGAAGAAAAATACCCAGAAAGAAATTTACCAGAAGGAGCAATAGTAACAAGATTTGCTCCAAGTCCTACAGGATTTGTTCATATTGGAGGTCTATATCAAGGGTTAATAGCTAGAAAATTAGCAAATCAAACAAATGGAGTATTCTTCTTAAGAATAGAAGATACAGACCAAAAAAGAGAAGTTGAAAATGGAATTATTGGGATAGTAAATTCTTTAAAAGATTTTGGATTTGAACCAGATGAAGGAATGATTTCTGAAAATGAAGGAAAAGGAAATTATGGACCATATAAACAAAGTCAAAGAA